CCAACTTTGCGATGGAGTCCATTCGCATGACATTCACAAGTTCTCACCTTGAATTTGACAACGTTGCTACACGCACAATCTCATGTCGCATTGACCGATATGCGCAGATGCTTCATGACACATATCTTATCATCACGCTTCCCGATATTTATTCCCCTCTAGTCTATCTCGGTGCCGGTGTTTCACCGCCGACTGGATATGACTCACATTCCAACTCAATCGGATACGAATTTCAATGGGTTTCTAATATCGGGTACAATCTGATCGATCATGTTGAAATTACCGCAAATGGTCAGGTTCTTCAGACGCTTCGTGGCGAATGGCTCAAGATGTACTCCTATATGACTCACAACGGAACGAAGCGAGCTGTCGTGGATCAGATGGTTGGAAATATCAAGGAACTCTACGATCCTGCAAATGCATATGACCGTGTCAATCAGTATCCTCACGCTGTCGCCGGTGTATCTCCAGCCGGTCTTGCGCTTCCCATGACAACTGTGCCTGAGCCATCTATCCGTTCTCGCCAACTCGTGATCCCCCTTCACTTTTGGTTCGCTGAGAACCCGGGTCTGGCACTGCCACTGGTGTCAATGCAGAATTCAGATGTATACATCAATGTTGTGTACCGCCCCCTTCAGAGCTTGTACACTGTGATTGATGTAGCACCCTTGTCACCTACCTACGGAAAGCGAGTGGCACCATCTGCCTATCCAATTGGGTTGTTCCTGTCTCCTCCCGACAATACTGGAAACCCTTCAAACCCTGGTCTGACCACATTCTATCCTGATCCGTATCTGGAGGGCAACTTTATCTACCTCACCGAAATGGAGATGGCACAATTAGCCTCTGCTGATCAGACATTCCTGGTCAAGACAGTGAACTATGTTAACTCAGAAGGTCAGTTTGGCGTGAACAGTGATATTCTCATTCCAATGTTCAATTTGGTCACACGCATTGTCTTCTCTTGTCAGCGATCAGATAAGATTATGACAAATGACTGGGATAACTATACAAATTGGGATAATCCCAGACGTGCTCCATTCACTTCGGTAAGTGCAGACACAACCTCACAGACAGTTCTGTACTCATCGGGTCAACAGCAGATCACATCCGTATATCCTAAAGATACACTGACCACAGCCACCATCTTGCTCGATGGAAATGAACGATTCTCTGCAAAACCGCCTAGCTATTTTGGACTGATTCAGGCCTATAAGCACACAACCGGAGCTAGCCCGACAACAATCCCTGGAGTGTACTCGTATTCATTTGCTCTCAATCACGATGTTTACCAACCAAGTGGTGCACTGAATGGTAGCAAGTTTAACAAGGTAATTCTCCGCATTGGTCTTCAGCAGCCTGTTCCTTCATCTGTTGGAATTGCATCACAGACTCAGGTATGCGTTCTCAAATCCAGTGTATTTAGCCCTAATCCAGTTGTGATTCCTCCTGCTAACATCGGTCTGTTCACACCTGACCAGATTGTTACCATTGTACAGACAAACGGAGGTGATGGTGTGATTTTTACGTTCACATATAACGTTGGAGTCTACGTGGAATCCATTAACTTCTTACGCATCGTAAGTGGCTTGGCGAATTTCGTGTTCGCCAATTAACAATGGGATTAACAGTCAAGCAGGCTACATGGGGCGATGAGACCTCTGCAACTGATATTACTAAAGCTATGCAAGAACAGGCTAAGGCCGGATATTTTGACGTTGTTGCCAACACAAGTCTGGTTCCGGCTATTTCATTGTCTCCACCAACAACTGTTAACCTTACCGACGAAGATAAGGAATCGGCTAAGAAATGGGCAATTGAACAATGCGGTGGAGCTCAGGATGAAAAGTGTGTCAATGAACGAAAGGCTACAGCTGAATCTACAACTCTCCAACGAAAAATGGCCGAACAATCATCAACTGCAAACATTGTGAAGGGCCGTCGTCTAACGATGACAGTTGTAGATGACACAGGACGCGAACAGACAGTTCAGGTTCCGGACGGTCAACGTCTCAAGATCGGAGAAGCCCCTAAGATGGTTCTTCCTTCTATGTCAGGGACAGTTCTTGAAGTGTTTAAAATTGCTATGATTATCTTTGGAGCCCTGCTGTATGCGTTCAGTGTTGTGGTTACCTACAGGACATTCGTTCTTGTTGGACAAGAGTACTTAGGATATGCCCTTACGGCAGTGGCGGTATTTTTCCCGCCGTCGGGTCTTGTTATCACTCCTATTGGATTCGCGATCATGAACTATTTTGGGAAGACGAATATAAGTGCAGCCACATGATTCAGATTACTTGGGTCGTAGCTGGTGTAATCGTTGGAATGTTAATCGCATGTGTAATGACACCTCCTCCTCGGAAACAGGTTCTGGTTCCTCAGCCTCACGACCCGACTGTCTACCATACAGATACTGGATGTGTCAGGCTACGTTCTTCAGAGGTTGAGTGTTCTGGTGAAACAGATTCATTCAATCTTCTTGCTAGTGTTAAGTAATGCTCGATATCACGAAGGGAATTGAACGTGCAGCTCCCTTTTTTTCATTCATAATTGGCTTAGGTATTTCCGTGTTGATTTTTCATCGGGACTACATAACCTTAAAGACTCTTGCACTTCCTCTTCCAGAGATTGAAAAGAAGATTGAGAAGGTGGACGGAAAATGCTACAAGTATCGCGTGGAAGACGCCAGTTGTGAAATCCCGTCTCCCTCATAAACAATGGACTCAGACGCTACTCCTCTTGACGCCCTCCTCCCCTCGCCCCAGGGGCCTCAGTCAATGGGGCCTGTTGCTGGAGTTGCCGGTTCGGATCACCACCCGCGTGGTCAGATGGCGCCTTCTTTCAAGCCCAGTCTGCCTGCGATGCGGTTTATGTTTTCGCACGCTGCACTTTATGTCTCCTTCTTCCTCGCGGTCATGATCGTGTCCTTTTCCACACCGCGTAACCTGCTTCTCCAGTACATTCCGAGTGCCTACACCTCGGGCGGTGTTCTCAGCTACCAGGGAGCCGCAGTTCTCGGTGCAGCAGCAGTTGTCATCGCACACATGCTGAACGTCTTCTTCGTTAGCATTGTCGGGTAAAATGGAACCGATTTTGACAGAATAAGTAACCTCATTACAAAATGCCGGTTCTCACCCCTCAGGATATCAAGGAGATTCTCAATGTCAGCACCAAGAACAACAAGGTCAATGAGCAGATTGGAAATGATCTGGTTGACCAGCTGGTCGTCGCTGCAGAGTGCTCCCGCATGAAGATAAGGTTTATGGATGCGATCGCAAACAAACGAACACCAAAGTTCCAGGTCTATCAAATACATTCTAAGGCGCAGGGAATGGATATGCGAACTATCATCACCGAGCAGAAGGTTCTTGAGCGATTTATGGAGCAGTGCGGACCCTATGTTCAGCCGTGCTATTGGGTTGATGACTGGCACAATATCAACTTCATGGTAGAGTTCAAACCACCCAACAAGCCTATCTACAATCCCGAAGATGAGGATGACGAGGATCGCGAGGAGCGTCGCCACGAGCACGATACGTCGTGGTAGATTAGACATAATCATCATAAATAAGTAATGCAGTACATGGTACAGCCTCCCGCATGGTTCTTTCCAAGGATCCTAGTTGGAGCGGGAGCAATGCTCACGCCCGATTTTGTGCGGTATCACGAAATAACACATGTAATCAACTGTGCGTTTCCCGAAGATTCTCCCCGTTGGTTCCAAACCTTTAATAGAACAAAATATGTATGTCTACAAGCAGAAGATTCGTTACTTGTAAATATCCTAGTTTGGTATCCGAAATTTGAGTTGATGCTATCAACCTTTTTGCGTGATCGGGGTAGCAAAACAGTGTTTGTTCATTGCCAATGTGGAATTAATCGCTCAGCTTTTTTGGCTCTGACCTATATTACTAAACACTTTCATCTGAACTACGATGAAACATTCCGAGCGTTAAAAAGGCAACGCCCGTGCATGTTCTCAAATACAGTCTTCAGGAAACAGACAGAGGAGTTTGTAAATGGACGTCTTCAGAGTCAGAAAAGTTCGGGAACCGGGGACGGGGGGATCGACGATGGGAACGCTTGATTCTGTTCACCAAGATATCGTTCAGGGAATGGTGAACGCCGAATCAAATCAGAAGGCATCGCGGGCTGAGTTGGAAGCCCTTCGGACTCAGCGATCACAGATCGCGATTTCTAATGATTTGTCTGAGATCGTAAAATGCTCACAGATTGATTCGCGTATTCGCGAACTTGAGGATGAGTTTGCACAGGAGAATCCTGTACAGGAGTACTATATGAAAAATATGGATATTCTGATTGATTACTACGGAAAGCAAGACACAGTATCTGCACCATCCGTAGCTCCAAAGGACGCAAATACATTTATGAAGTTTTTCTCTGCAAATGTTCCTGCCGTTGATAATGGTCTGACAAAGAAGCAGATGTTTGATGAATACGTAGCCCGCATGAAGTTGAGTAATGGTCCGGAAGCTACGCAGCTATTAACTGAACACTGTGTTGCTTGCAATACTGCTCGTGAGGAAATCAGTTCTGAAGGTATTCTTGTCTGCCCCTCGTGTGGTTCCGAGGAATATGCGTTAGTCGTGTCTGACTTTCCTTCATTTCGTGATCCACCCAAAGAGCGAAACAACTATGCCTACAAGAAGATTAATCATCTTAATGAGATTCTGAACCAGTTTCAGGCTAAGGAATCCACCATCATTCCTGAGGAAGTGATGAATGAGGTTGTGCTTGAGATCCGCAAACGACGGATTGACAATATTGCCGATCTGTCGGAGGAAGATATACGTCAGATTTTGAAGAAGTTGAATCGGTCAAAGTATTACGAACATCGTGCACATATTCTGAGTCGGTTGAATGGGAACCCCCCACCTACGATTACACCGGAGATTGAGGAGAAAATCCGTGCGATGTTTCAGGAAATTCAAGCACCCTTTTTGGTATATTGTCCCAATGATCGAACGAACTTTTTGAGTTATTCCTACATTCTCTACAAGTTCTTTGAGTTGCTAGACTTGGATGAGTATAAGGTGTTCTTTCCTCTGTTGAAGTCTCGTGACCGCCTGATTGCTCATGACCAGATCTGGAAGAAGATCTGCGATTACCTAAACTGGGAATTTATTCAGAGTGTGTAATAATGGCATACGGTCCCGACACAGCAAAAATCGTAAATTTATTTGAAAACATGCAAGATGGGTATCTGGATATTAATTTGCATGACTACAACATCACATCTCTACCCGAATTTCCTCAGGGTGTTGTGAAGCTATTCATCTCATATGTTAACATCCCAGTGATGCCAAATTTTCCACCCGGTATTAGATCTATTAGACTAAATAATGTTACCATTGAGAATAGAATAATACCACCTCTTCCTGAAGGACTACTTGAATTTGTTTGTTTTGAGACTTATCCAAATACTCTTCCTGCTTTGCCTCCAACACTTACAAAACTTCATTGTGGTGAAAGTAAGCTAACATCTCTTCCTGCTTTGCCTCCTGCACTTCAAGAACTTTATTGTCTTGGTAATAAGCTAACATCTCTTCCTGATCTCCCTGCAACACTTACACTGCTTAATTGTCCTAACAATAGGCTAACAACTCTTCCTGCTCTGCCTCCTACACTTAGATATCTTGATTGTCCTAACAATAGGCTAACATCTCTTCCTGATCTCCCTGCAACACTTACACATCTTGCTTGTAGTAACAATCCGATAATAACTCTTCCTGCTCTGCCTCCCACACTTACATATCTTGATTGTGATAACAATCCAATAATAACTCTTCCTGCACTTCCCGCTGGACTTAAAACCCTTATTGCGATGTATTGCTTACAACTTAGGACACTTACACCTCCATGTCCTGTGGCTTTACGACGAATAAGAGTCATAGAAATTTTTGATAATAATGTGAACCTAGAACCAACACCGAAACCGGCTGAGCGGTTGGGTAACTACATGGATAGAATTGCAGGTGTTGTACCAGCACCACCACCACCAGTAATCAACATCCCCGACGGACAGGAAGATGTTATTTCATATGAACCCATTCCTGATGGAACGCGTATGGTTGACTTTCATGATGAAAGACTAAAGTATAATCGTTACTACACAGAAGAAACGCTCAAAAATCTCAACGGAAAAAATCCGTATCAACACAAGCCAATTTTACTAACTGATGTTACAAGGTACATTGCAAAGTTAGACTCAACTATGCCAGTTCAGGAGGCTGGTCGTCGTAAGACTCGCAAGTCCAAGCGTCGTGCTCGCAAAACTCGTCGCCGTCATAAGTAATGCTCCCTTTCGGTGCGACTGCTGGTAAGTGGCAAATCAACATCCCATCGGACACTGAAACAGCACTTTCTCTTACCCATGGTTCAGCTCAGCTTGGTCTTCCACCGTTGTAAAACTCGTCAGAAGAGATCGATTTGTAGCGTTAGATCATGTGCTGCATTTGTTGGTGATCCAGTTGTATATGTCATTCCGACATGCACACGGTCTCCCGAGTTCAAACGTTGTGATGCAGAGTATAGAAACTTCTCAGTGTCGCCTGATCCGAACGTAACTGTAAATGGAGTTGTTAACATTCCTGTCGTTGTCATTGCTGTGGTAGAGACAGGGCCTTGTGATGGAGTAAATGTCCACGTCGATCCACTTCCACTTGTAATATTTGTACCGGGAGTAATTCCTGCTCCATTAAGATATTGACCTACCGAGATTTGTCCAGTCACTGCAGAGCTCACCGTAAGAGTTGTTCCAGAAGTTGAACCAGTGAATGAACTCGCAGGTACACCGGTTGTAATTGCAACTGCTGTTGTACATGATACACCACTAAGTGCTGGAACAGGTGCAGTATTGAGCGTCCATGTTGTCCCACTTCCTGCAATAATTATAGTACCTGTTGAAACTCCTGCTCCAAGAAGAGTCTGGCCAATCGCGATTGTACCTGTGATACTTGATGCTGTAAGTACAGTTCCGCTCGTAGATGCAGTAAATGCCGCACCAGGAACAGTCTGACTTGGGTAGACTGTCCATGTAGAACCGCTTCCGGATACAATATATGTATTAAATGCGATTCCCGATCCTAGAACAGATTGTCCGATTGCAATTGTACCAAACGAAGGTGTTGCCGATGTAAGCGTGGTTCCGCTTATCGTTCCGGTAAACCGAGCAGCAGTTGTATTCGTTATCTGTGACGGAGTGTAATATAAAGTTAACGTTACTGTATTTCCTCCTCCGGGTGCTATACTTAATGATGCATTGATTCCTGCTATTAAACACGGTTGTTGGGCTCGGAAATATGCTGCAGGAAGTCCAGTATCCGGAAAACTTCCGGCAGATACTTGTTGGGTGCCAGGCCAAAGATACCCACCACTTGAAGCACTTGAAACACTTCCCTTCAACCCATAGTAAACCATCGTTGGATACACATACGATGAAAACCCGAGACCGCCAGCAGATTTTGTTACGAGATCTGTTCCTGGACCAACCTGAATTCCTGGAGAGGCTAAGTAGGTTGGATTGAGAATTGCAACTGGATAAGATTGCAAGATATCAGATGCTGTATACAACTGGCCTGCGCTAGGAGTTACAACACCGACGGTTGTGGCACGAAGTTGAATGGATCCAATGCTAGTTGCTGAGTCAGCTGTCTCAACACCTACATAGCTTCCTGATGATGCAGTATTTACTGGTTGTGCTACATACACGTTTGTATCACGAGTACTCACTTGATTTGAGTTTGAGATCAATAAACCACGCTTGTTTCCTGCTCCATTTGAAAGTACGTTAATTGTACATCCCTTGATACTATTGAACGAGAACACGGACGAGTTTAGTGCTCCTGTTCCTGAAAATTCAATACCAGTGACAGTATTCGTCAGAGTATAAGCCATAGATGAATTGTTCACAGTAACGACACATGTGCGCAGTTTGGATGTTTGGCTTGATGTTCCAGGAAATACCATTCCTTTCAACACAACACCTGCCGTTGACCCTGTACAGATAAGGTTGAATGTGATGTTTTCTACACGACAGCTTTCACCCATTGTAATCATAGTTGTAGAGGTTGTGACGTTCATTTGAATCACGGTAGTCTGGAGCGAGAGACCAGTAATTGAGACTCCAGACGGAATTGTTATTCCAGCGCTGAGTGTATAGGTTCCCGGAAGAATCCATACACTCTGCCCCGACGAAACAGATGCAACGGCAGCAGCAATTGTTTTGAATGGGTTTCCACTTACGGATGCAGTTGAGTCATTTCCCAAGACCGCATCTACAATTGCTACGTTTCCATGAATGGCTGAAGATGAGGTTCCACAGGAATTGACAGCTACTCTACCTACACCCGGTATATATCGAAACAGGATTGCTCCTGGTGTAGTATATGACATTACTAGGTGATAAGTAAAAATCTACGCCATAACTAATGGAAGAAGCCATTATGCATAATCGCTATGCTCGCGTTGTTCACACGATGATGCCTAAAAATCAAAAGGAGTCATACATCAAGATGCGAAAGGAACTTGAAAAGCTGACTCGCAAAGCACACAAGCCTTCTCCTGATAGGGCTAAGTCATGGAAGGGTGGAAAGATGATAACAATGCGTCAAAAGGATTACCTTCGGGAGCATCATCATTTGTTTAAGGTTCTCAGTCACCCGACCAAGAAGAAGCTGCTGAAGGAGTTAATGGCTCAGCAGAAGGAACTGAAGGAGCGTGGACTCAAGGGCGGTAAAACTCGTCGCAGGTATAAATAAATGTCAAAAACGATAACTTATGAAGTTGTTGGAAACTATGTTCGCGTTACTGACGCAGAAGCTGTAAGATTTTTACCAATCTTAGAACAGGCAAGCTATTACTTTCCTCTTACTAATAACACCACCGGGATTACAGCAGGTCTTTTGTCAATCCCCATAACGAAAATGACTCCGAATGGAGAAAATGTGGTTCACAAACCCAGTCTTGAAGAATTAAAAGCTAATATAATGAAGGTGATGGGGGTCACTGCTTCTGGAGGACGCCGTTCCCGCAAAACTCGTCGCCGTCATAAGTAAATGCCTCAACCCAGAGAGATAGCAAATAGCGCTGTCATTGAAGTAAAAAATAATGTTCTACCGCCTATTGTGAATGACCTTAAGAAGGAAATAGCGGAACTTCGTTCAAGGATTGACGCTCTTGAGAGTAAGAATCGCCCCGCTGGAACTGGATTAAGTGCTGTTCGCGACCTCAAGGGCGGTAAAACTCGTCGTCGTCATAAGTAAATGGTGCATCTATGGGAAGTTACTCCAGAGCAAGCTGAAGAAATGCCTGCTCCGCAGGCAAAGAAGCTTCTCGAAATGGATGAGGAAATTGGATCATCTCCGTTATCGTTTAGGGAACTTTCCCATAGTGTTCTGAATAATGAATGGAATCCTGTAACCGGGTTCATCCCTGCGGGCCCCCCTTATGTGCTTAGGTATGACGGGGACCTTGGTCCTGAGGCTGCTGAGGCATTTAATTATTGGCAGACAAGGCTTTCTCATGAAGAGCTTATGAAAATTGAAATAGCTGATGCTATGGGTCTGAATCCAGAAACCAAGGTCATCCTTTTAACCAGGTTTAATCTTCCTATACCATGGCATCTACGTAGACTAGGTAATATAAAAAGAAAAATCAAACGATCGAAGTTGGGATGGGATGACCCAATTACTGCACAGCGTTTCAAAAATGGTGACAGAGTTATTCGTTTAGATAAAAGAGATAATATGATTTTTTTGGAATCCGGTTTAAACCAGTGGTTTACTACTCATGATGTTAATCCGTTGACTAATGTCCCCCCAACTTCACGAGAATCATTAGTTCTTGACATTGACGAAGACAATGGAGAACCACCTGCTGAAGGTGGCCGTCGTCGCCGTAAGACAAGGAAGTCCAAGCGTCGTGCGAAGAAAACTCGTCGTCATAAGTAATGAAACTTACCTCAAAAGAGGAAGCCAATATGGTTGCCTATATAGCAATCTATTACAATTGTGATACCCGCTGTTTGAAACAAATAGGGGATATCATAAAAAACTACGGATCAACTACAAGTAGAGTTGTCTATCGGGGACAGAGCAAAAAGGACGCTACGATTGACAACAGGAAACCCTTTGTCTCCACATCACCGAGCAAGGAAATGGCCGAGCAGTTTGTAGAACGCGATTGGAGTCTACCTGAAGGGAAACAGAAGGTCGGGAACTTGTTCAAGATACATCTTGAGGGGGCCAAATGGCTAAGTACAAGAAGTATTGACTTTACTCTTGATGATAACGTTAAGAAAGAACTGCAGGTCATAATCGGTAGTAGTCTCATTCAAAAAGACAGGGACTATACGCTAGACGAGTTTTGGCCCGAGATTAGGAGGCTGCTTACAGATCTACTAGCAGAGGGTGAAGAGATATTGGTCTTGACTGGCGGCACGTTCAAGAATACAAAGGGAGTAGGTGAGATTGAAACGTGGTATTCAGCTGGTCGCCGCAAAACTCGTCGTCGTCATAAGTAATGGATTTCACCGTGACCCAGTGGGGCGGAACAACAGAACAACTTTTAGCTTATTTGGACAGAGAGTCAGCTGCCCCTCAGTCCAAAGAACGTACTTGTTTCCAAGATTGGGGGCATTGGCGTAATCTTATTAGCTACAGCTTAGATGTGAAAAAACGTAACTATGAGATTCCTCCCAAGATATTCCTTGCACATCGCAATGGGTTTGGAGGGTTACTAATTCTAACAAAATACCAACAAACTCCTGCAGGTGAATTCTATATTTCCTTCGTTTGTTCAACTATCGCGGGTGGTGGAGATGCGTTGATCAGTCATGTGAAATCCATGCTAGAAGTCAATGTACTAAAACTCTCTGCAGTCATGGGAACGCAAAAATTCTACGTCAACCAAGGATTTAGGTTTCAGACTCACCTTGACGACCCGGTGTTTCGGCGAGGAGAAGCTCAGGATATGGAAATGATTTGGAAGAAGGATGAAGGATACATGGCAGATACGGAAGGCGGGCGTAGGAAACGCAGGAAGACTCGTCGGTCAAAGAAGCGAACTACTCGCGGTCGCTAGGCAGACTCATCAAACCATAAACAACTACAAAGTAGACAACCGTGTGCAGCAGAAACCCAAACGCTGTAGGGCATCCACCATTTGCAACACCCGAAACTAACGAGTTCACGAAGCGAAAGGTAATCGGATTTGCCACAAGGAAAAACGCAAGGGCTGAATACAACGAATACTTGAACTTCAAACCTTCGGACTTAACGGCCATTTATACTTTCGCAGATGGAAAAAGTAATGGACGCAGACTTGGGTGGTGCTATAATCGGCATTTCTGCGTTTCTGAGTATGTTTGTAGTTGCTTATTTTTGTCGCCGTAAGACTCCTGATATTACACCACAACTACCGGATCCTGTTGTGACTCAGGAAGAACCTGAGGATCCTGGAGACCCTCAAATGTTGCGGTAGAATAAATGGCAGTTAATCATAACAAAACGTGGGAATGGAATCATGCGGCCCAGCCAAGTATCCCACCCACTCAGCCGCCTCTAGGGCAGCCGTGGTCTCCCCCCGCCGGTCCTAGTCCTCCGACTGGCCCACCAAAGCCGCCGCCGCGGCCAGTAACGCCGCCGACTTATACGCACAACTATGACACGCGGTTTAAGAAGCGTGGAGGTGTTCCCCCGTCTAACAGGGGTCGTACTATGACCAACGGCCCAGTTAACAAAACGACGGGTTCTCTGTATGCCACTCGTTCTCAGTCTGCCCCTCCTAGGATTCGTACCAAGAAGGGTGGAAAGAAGCGCAAGTCTGGAAAGAAGACGCGCCGTAACCGTTAATCGCTATCATAACCAGCCATCATGTTCAGTACATTGAAGTCATGCTGCGGCTCCCCATTTACAGTTCCAATGTAACGACCTGCCTTGAGCCACTTCCACACCTTATCAGGATGAAAAGCTGCTGCGAAAATCTCAAACTTAACTGCCTTGCAAGCGCGGATGCAGTTAAACTTGTTCACCGCGATCATCAACTCCTCACGAATGAAGTCGTTACGAGTAAGAGTTCGGTCAAACTGATAGAAGAGTTCGTACTCGTACATAGTAGCCATACTCTTTCTCCTTCGCTCCACCTCCTCTGCTAGCTTCTCATCAAAATCTTCATCAGTAAGCGAGGGATCATCGTAATAGTCCTTCACTCGGACCCAATTGGATTTCATGTACGTCCTAATCCATTCATCATCCATGTCCAATAAAGCTGCACCTCGGTTTGGTTGGGCACCCACCAGCACACGAAATCGTCCACGCCAATCCCAATGAAACTCGTTTCGGGAGAAAATGAGTTCTTTCCTTCTTTCGATCAATCTCCCTAGAATCCCATTGTTCTTCTTCCGTTCAAAGTCTGTTTTCAACCATTTGAGACAGCTATCGCGTTGTCCTTGGCGTCTTTGGAGAAGTAACGCTGGACTTAGTGTTGGTTTAGAAGACTTTGGAGTCTTTTTCATCTTGGAGAGCTTTTCATGATACTTGGCTTGCGCCCGGTAGTTTGAATCGCCAGGCATTTTGAAGGTAAAAATAAGTTATTGATCTAGATTGGTTCCGTTTTTTAATCATCAAGTTCATATCCATCAACATGTGTTGAAGCATAGCAATCGGGTGAATAGTGACTTGATCTACCACAACGATAGCATGCGTTTGTTCTTGACTTGGCCCACTTCTTAGCAGCAACATGCTCCTTTTGACAGCGGCGTTCATGAGCTTGAGCAAGATTCAAACGACTAAATCTCTTATCACAGTAATCACATGCCCATTCATCATATTCTTCTTCACTATCGCTTTCGGCTTCGTCCGAATAGACTGGTTTAGTCCGTGTTGTAACCGAGCATTGATTTGCAAAATGTCCGCCTAATCCACATTTAAAGCACTTGTCTGTGTTACCGCGGATCTCCATTTCAAGGACAGACTTAATTGCATCAGATAAAACAACCTGTGTGTAGGATCCTCCACGCACGTTGTCAACACCGTGTTTCTTCATCATGTCCTTTGTTGTATTCGTTTCATCGTGCTCTCCTTTCAGCTCTCTAACTTCAATGAGTTTTACTGGGCGATGAACCTTTGTCCATGCTGAACCGTTACCATTCTTATGTTGTAAATACCGAGCATCTGGATCGGAACTTTTACCAACATAATATTTACCGCTTTGGCATTCTATCGTGTAGAGATACTCCATTGTAACAAACTGGGACCCACTGTTTAACTTTCTTTACGAATCCAGTTCCATTTTAATGTATCCTAGCTATTACCTAGAAATGGACTACGATACGATTATTTCAAAGGTAGCTCGGGAACTGCGTGGTTTTGCTGCGAAGGAAGTTCACGTGAACTTTGGCGAGGGGTACTTTCGCCAGTGGGCAGAGGATGAGGGAGGTCTTGAGTTTGGTAAGGAATATCAGTCTGTATTCAAAAAGTATTTTGGAGATCGCATTACGAATGAGATTAATGAACATCTCTACACGGCCGGGCGATCCGTCGGATATCTAATGGTCTCGCTTTTTGACGTAGATATGGATATTGATGATATGGTTCGGATCGTTACGTCATTTGTCAACGAGCAGGTCATGAACACGGTTGAGTGGTGTGAGGCCCTTGCAGATTCGTTTCCGATTGAGGACTAAATTTACTTAGGATTCCGAAACTCGCACTCCCAAATCGATACGACATTATACCCGAGCGCCTCAAGAACATCCTTCCTAGCATACCATTCATTCCGGAGAGTCAGCATTGTTTTCTTGACTTCTGTATGTATATGGTCATCTGGAAACGGTTTATGATATGGTAAACATGACTCTTTATGAGGACATCCATGATACCAGCATCCAAGAAACTCATAGACAGTATTAGTCTTTGGATCATATCCGTCCACTTTAAGATACGTTCTATTTACGGATTTACGATGCTCTTCATTTTCAAGAGGTATGCGATGTTGTGGAGACCTAATTATATCTGGATTCTTAAGAGAATCTAACCACTCCTTTTCACCCTTAGATCCCGAACAGGTTTGACACCTCCTTGCCCTGGTGATATCGCCGTCACCGTTGCCCGGATGAACATGATTTGTAGCCGTTGCCTCCCATGCTCTATCGCATTTTGGACAGTAAATACGAATGTAATCGGATAGCCGAATGTATCCAGTCAAATTGTACATATACAATCCACCCACAAGGTATTCCCATTCACCGTGTTTATTGGTGAGTTTCAACCATTCACCATCTCCTCCATGAAACCGTCTAAGTCTCTCTTTATATTCATCGTGTGGAATATGACCATGATGATTCTCACCAGAAGTTGCTGTCAGCATACACTTTTCACAACATCCGTGTTTTGAGCTTAAGTGTTCTTCTGGACGACAATCAAACGTATGATCATGTTCAATGCACCTAATACCAGATACACGTGTTTTCATATCCTTAAAGTCGCAAGTACTATAGTCGAACCGACCTGACGCATCTGGTTCTACTGTGAGAGTCCTTTCTGTCGGAGGATGTATTTGAATAGCATCTCGAACAAATGGCCTTACATGTTTACCAATACTGTTTTCTATCGCGCACTGCCTACAATTTGTTCCTAAACGGATGATGTTATTCAGAGGTGGTGGATGAGTATTCCATCGACATGTATCTGGATGTCTCCTACACCTAAGACCACTCACATTTCCATTCATCTTCCCATCCCACCTCAGTTCTGATGTATCTATATTTGGATGGGTAGTAGACATTAGTTGAATAAGACTGTCGATTCTAGTCTGAAGAGGCAATGATTTGTTTCGTACCATGTCGATAGAGTTCATTTTGAAGGTAATTTATACTACTTATGTCAAACCAAATCCGTTTTAGACAACCACAACGTCTAACATTAATGCACTGGGTCTATGTTCTCAGAAGTGATGACGATGACATATATGTTGGAGAAACTACTCGTCTTTTTCGGAGATGGAACGAACATCAAACAGGGAGGGGTGGTGTAAATACATCACATGGGAACTATGAAACCATAGTTGCTGTCTACAATGTTGCTAGTAATCGCTCGTTTGCAAGGTATATAAGCGATAATTTTGTATGGAGATGCGAAAGATATTGGGATGATGAAGTTGATAAGCAAGATGCATTAGCTATTGAAAACTTTATAACAGAAAGGCTGCTAACTGATAGGGGAATCACTAGATATACCATAAGAGGTGGCAAATACTTGACGGAAGAAAAGTGCGAGAAATTCTGTTCTATTAAAAACCAACATCAGCGAGACAGACCTCTTTGTAAATGCGGGTATCCATGCGAAGTCAAAATGAAGAAAGATAAGACGAAGATATACTTTGTCTGTCCTGTTCCGGAATGGGTTGAAGGATTTAATGTCCCCGACAAGTGTAATTTTTGGCAAGAGTATGAACCCTACAGGAAAATGCGGGAAGAGTTAAGTAAGCCAAAGATTGACATTCGTGAAGTTTTTTCAGAACCATTTTGATATACTATCATCAGACTTCTTCCTTCGGCGCTTCTGGTTCAGGAGCCACTTTTGCTGTTTCCGTCGAGTCCACATCCACCGATACATCCATCTTCTTTCCACAGCAGTTCATGCGAACACGTTTGTGGTTCACGGCTGCATAGATTGCTCCTGCGCTTGAGACCAAAAAAGCTATAACTGAAAGGGCTCCACTTGCGTTTTGGTCCATTGTTTACTTAAGATACTTTACTTGAGGTTCGGTTTTACCTTGAACCGCTGCCGATCTTACTTGCGGTGTGTGGCACGTCGCTTACGACGACGACGGGTTCCTGCCCTGCGTACATAGGGTGCTTTGGGTGTGAGTGTTACTGTATAGTTCCCTTCGCCTTCGTCTACAACAGCAGCATTGTATGGAGGAATAACCAAAATTTCACGAAGATTAGGAGGAGTGCGTCTTGAATTCATTTTATCATACGCTCCGCGGCGAAAGGATTCGATGTAGATAACCCGAACACCAGGTTTGATATGCATCCTCAGCATACAACACTTTTCCTTCTTGTTTTTGAAGAAACCTGCCATGATCTCGGAGTGAGAGGTTGAAAGAAACGCGTTCCCATAATTGGCTAACTCGTCCTTGCTTTTGATACCGCGCCAAACAGAAAGTTCTTCCTTCAAAACGGGTGCCCGATTCACAAGTCTGAGAAAATCATTAAGATATTTCTGAATAAATCCAACCTTGCTTGGTTCAGGATGGTTGGTTTCAATGAACGCCCTAACTACCTCTCCAATCTTATTCGGCGGCACATCTATATTCTGCAGCAAAACACCGTTTAAGATTGGAACACCATTTGCAATATAGGACGTAAGCAAGTCTTTTTCTTCCCGACTCAAAGATGCCAAGAACTCAGTTTGTGCTTTGTCATCCGCTGCCGACAGATATGCATTTGACTTCGCACCCTTTGATGAAAGAAGCGCGTCCATTTCAGGCTGATATTCCGAATACCTACGAACATTGTCGTTATTCCGATCGACCAAGTTCACGTTGGCTCCAGCATCTACGAGCATGGTAACAATATCCATACGACCTTTATCAGCTGCCAACATCAGTGCAGTTTTTAATCGGTCGTTTTGTAGATCTACATTGGCACCCTTTGCAAGTAGCTGTTTCACTAACTCGGGATGACCTTTTGAAGCTGCCCACATAAGTGCGGTATTACCATCTTCATCCTTTACGTCCATATCACCTCCGGCATCAATAAACGCTTGGACGGAGGCCGGATCTCTCTCCATTGTAAATTGAGGCAGAAGTAAATAATTTATTCACCCTTGTGAACATCATAATACTTACCAAATACACCTTCTCCACCGTATCTGAATTCTAAGATCCGCGGACGTGTTGAACCATGCAAAAAGACTCGTTCAAGATCGGACATATCTGGGTTACCTTGGGTCAATGCCTGACTGACACCATTCAAAAAATACACGACTTCTCCATACGGGACCCAGCCCTGTTTGGCGAGATTCGTCACCTTCTCATTCAGCTCAAAAATGACGTCATCTGTAGTTGAATGTCTCTTCATGATGGAAGAGACGATGGTATACATCCTTTACACATATCGCGATTGAAAGTGTAAATGGAGCAATTCTATGTTAACACTCACAATCTGCCTTCGGATCAGAGGACGCATAAGTTTGACCAAATCATTGGCTTTCTTCGTCAGCATAATGTACATCAAACTGCGGACGCATTCCTCGAACTAAAAAACTGTTATCGTCCTTCGTTGTTTAATGAAAATCAGGAGTTTAGGATCTACCTTGCTTGGTGCCGTATCTACGACCTTCCTGAGGATAAGATTCTACGTCACATTGTGGCTCAAGGATGAGAGCCAAATATGAACATCAGAATCATAAACGCGAGCATAACCAACGAACTACCTGTATTGAGAGACATGGTGTCGTTATTGTTTAGTTAGATGGTTTCCATTTTAATTGCCAAACGGCCTGAAGTAATCGCGAATCGTATAGAACATCTCAAGATCCGTAGGACCAATCAGTTGAACCATTGTGGAGTCATCTGCATAACTGATGATCACATCCTCTACGAAGTCAAGACCTGCCCTCTTTGTAACATGCTGGACACAAGCAGAGAGGAACTTGTCAATTGGGTCACCCTCAACGACCTCGCTGTTGAAGAGACTGTTGTTTTGATAGATGATGATTGCGAATGACATTTTGAAGAGTAGTTCACTTAGTAAAAACGCTTCCATTTTATATCGGTTTCACGATCATCTCTGAGAAGAACTCTTCTCGGCTCATGAACGGTTCCATATCCTCAAAGGGTCTACTTGTGAAGGAACCATCTGCATTCTTAACTGCACTCAGTTTCGGATACCTATTTTGAATACAACAGAAGATCTCAAAGATCACAGTTCCTTCTTCCTTAACAAACTCATCAATCGCGCGTTCAAGATCATCGTTCTCACGTGTAGACATATACTTGATACCATATGCATTAGCGATTTTAGATGTATCCGGAAAAGAAAGGCCGCTACTGATATCAACACCAAACTTCTTTTTGAAAAAGGTTGTTTGTGTAATTTCAATTGCGCCGTAACTTGCGTTATTGAAAACTATAATCTTTATGGGGAATCCATGATGAACAATCGTTTGCAACTCCTGTATATTAAACTGGAATGTACCTTCGCTTGTAAACAAGACGAATTGTTTGGATGGACAAGCTATGTGTGATCCAATTGACATTGGAAGATCTGTACCCATATCTCCATGTCCGCTCCAAATGAATGTATCATTTCGTTTAACCCGAAGAAGTTGATTTACAATAATCGCAATAGACCCAGAACCAGTCGTAACAATCTTGTTTTCAGGCAACTTCTCAAACAAACTCTTCACTGCATGGTATGGATTAATTGCCTCTGTCTTGGGAGGAAGCTCAAATAACCACTTTGCCTTCCACCGAATACACGTTGCACACCACTCCGTATAACTCGGTGTATTGAAGTCAAATGAGTCAAAGAATACATTGAGATCTGCGTGGATCTTAACAGTGTAAGGAACAGTTTCTTTTTTTGTCTCATTTTCATCAATATCTACGTATACGATCTTTGCTTCGCGGGCAAATGTATGAGGATTGTAACCAACAACTGCTTGAGAAAGACGACATCCTAAAACAATTAATACGTCACTGTTTTGAACTGCAAAGTTTCCACACCGATCTGCATAAAGTCCAATGCGACCAACAAATGAAGTAGAATCCGATTCAATTAGATCTGAACCCAAATATGAAGTAACAACTGGTATACCTGTTTTCTCAACAAACTGACTGAACTTATTCCTACACCCTGCCAGCTTGATGCCATTTCCTGCAAGAATCATCGGCCTCTTTGATTGGCGAAGTAATGCATACACATCATCTAAGTAAATTCGTTCAGGATTTTGAAGAGGGATACTTTCTACAACATAATCGTCAATAAGCGACCCCTGGATATCAAGAGGAACCGATAACCATACTGGACCAGGACGACCTCTTGTTAAATTCTCAAGTGCAGTAGCTACAACATCCTTAACCTCGTTCACAGAAGTGATCTCATAACTGTACTTCGTAATGGACGAAACCATGCTAATAATATCACAATCTGAAAAGGCATAATTACGAAGATTTGATTTACTCGAGCGAATTGTATCAAATGACTTCACTTGGCCACTAAGAAACAGAATAGAAACACTATCTTGATATGCATCTAAGCACGGGGATACTGCGTTTGTTGCTGCAATCCCTGATGTTGTACAGACAACACTTGGTTTGTTAGATGTTTTGCTATATCCAAGCGCAGCATAACCACATGCCTGTTCGTGATGATGATAGTATATCTTGAAACTGCTTTTACCAAACGAGTCGTTCAAATGCATTGCAAAACCGCCCGTCAGACTAAATGACGTAGTGATTCCAATGCTTTCCAATGACTTGACTATGTAGTCACTGACACGTGTTTTCATTATTTTAATTAAATGAGCTTTCATATAAATGGAAGACCGCGTAGTCCTCTACCAAGGTATGTATTGGCTAAAAGATGATGGTGGTGGTGTAACGAAAGATTCTGCTACCGAAGATAGTTCATGTTGGCAACTTCTTAACAAATTCTATGATGTACCTAAGAAGATTAGTGAATGGGTTTTAAATAAGAGAGTCGTTATTCAAGCGGGTGGAAACAATGGGCTTTATGCAAAACAATATGCTCAACTTTTTGATACAGTATACACCTTTGAACCTGTTCCTGAACTCTTTTATTGTCTCAGCCGAAACGTTACAGAAGAAAACGTGTTTAAGTTTCAGGCATGTTTAGGTCATACACGTTCACTTGTAGGTGTTGGCAGAAAAGTTGGCAATAATGCTGGATCATCAAATGTATATGGAAGCGGTGTAGTACCCACTCTACTGATTGATGATCTAGGATTAGAAGTATGCGATTTGATTCATTTGGATATTGAAGGATTTGAGATCTTTGCTCTCAAAGGTGGAGAAAAGACAATTGTAAGATGTAGACCAGTTATAGTTCTTGAGACCGCTGGTTGGTCTTTTAGGTACGGAATTTCTCCCGATAATATCGTAACTTGGCTCAAAAGGTTTGACTATGAACAACTTGGATATGTTGATGGCGACTGCGTATTCGTCTGGCGCCCTCCAACACAAGTAAGCATTCAATCTATACTATCCAAACTTAAAAATAAGATCTAGTTCTCAGAATGAAGACCATCGTTATCTATGTAGTGACCAAGCTTTTCATCTGCAATGAGCCTCTGCAATCCCTCGTCTAGGGATACAGTTTGACTCCATCCTATCATCTTCAACTTAGATGGATTTCCACATGCATACGTTGACAGCTTTACTCGATCCAACTTTGGATCAAATACAACGGTTGATGATGTGTTAGAGATAATACGAATTTTTTCAATTAAATCGCGAACCCTTATCTCGGTACCTGAGCAGATATTGTATACACCATTCTGATTTGCTGCGATTATCGCATCAATACCTGTACAAAAGTCATCAACATGTAAGAAGTCCACTACCGAAGTACAGCTATCAACAGTCAATGTTTCGTTTGCAACGAACTTACGAATCATAGTAGGAACCAACCTAGTCTTTACATCGTTCTGGCCATAGATATAACATGGTCTAACCCAAGACCATGGAATCTTTCCTTCACAGATTATCTCTGAGATGTCTTTGAAGCAAAGTTTTGAGAATCCATACACGTTAATTGGACTACAAGCCTGACTTTCGGTGGCAGGTGATGTCATACGACCATATTCGGAAAAACTACCGAGTCCGATAAATCGCGGAGTTGGCGAGATTTTTGCAATCATGTCAAGAAGATCACAACCATATGAGATATTTCGGGCTTGGTTTGTACTATTTATATTTGCATAAGTGTTTCCTCCATCCCATGCAGTGTGAATCACAACGGTTGGAGAAAATGCAAGGACCTTCTCTTCAAGTCCAGGTGAAGAATGTTGAACAAACGTAATAGATTGAATAACATCAGTCAATCTACCCCATGACCTAGAGATAACCATTACCTCATTTCCCGCTTTGACCAGGTGCTTAGTCAGATTTGAACCAAGGAATCCGTTTCCACCCGTTAGTAACACGCGCATTACTAGTATATTGTTACGTCTGTAAAAACCCCTTAATGTGTTTACATACTTCATCTACATCATCGATCGTCATTCCGTGATGACATCCAACGAGAATACCATTCTTCATTATAATGTCTGCATTTTCAAACGTTTCTAGGTATCTACGATATGCAGGGTGCCTTGTGATATTACCTGAAAAGATAACACGGGTCTGAATATTCTTATTCTCCAAATAAGTTACAAGACCGAGGCGATCTTCTACTTGAAAAGGGAATGCAAGCCAATTGGACTTCTTGGTATCAGAGGGAAGAATGACTCCTTTGACATGCTTGAGATTCTCAAGATATCTCTCAACGTTCTTCCTTCGGATCTCAACAAACTTCGGGAGCTTCTTCATCTGCTCGAGTCCAAAAACCGCATTGACCTCAGATGACTTGAAGTTGTATCCGTGGCATGCATACAAAAACTTGTAATCATATGGAATTCCATCTACAAAGTGATCAAACCGCTCAACTACAAGCTCAGTATTGTCACCGATTCGCCCCCAATCGCGGAACATAGTTGCTCTTTTGAGGTACTTTGCTTCATTGAACATCACCATGCCACCGGACCCGCATGCAGTAATCACATGACTTGCGTAGAAGCTAGTTGTACTGATATCAGATTCACGAGTACAGATCATTGTGTCTGCGGAATCCTCAATCAGTGCAATATCAGTACGTCCAGTATCATCAAGCTTAATGCGGAGAGTCTTCCAATCCGGAGTATTGCCGATTAAGTTCGGGAGCATAATCGCCTTCGTAAACACAGTGATCTTTGAAATAACATCGTCAACAGAGGGTACATACGTGTTAAGTCCTACATCACAGAAAACAGGCTTGTAGCCGAGTTGGAGAATCGGCGCAACTGTTGTTGCAAATGTGCACGCGGGTGTGATGACCTCAGACCACTCGGGAAGATTCAGAGATGCAAGTGCCAAAAGACATGCTGACGATCCAGAGTTCACAAAGAGACCAAACTTCTTTCCAAAATAAGCAGCCACTTCATTCTCAAACTGAGTCGTGTACTTGCCATTTCCTGCAAGCCATCCTTCCTTGAGACACTTATTCACGGCTGTAATTTCCTCTTCACCATACGCTTCAAATCCGTTGGGTGCATACCAAATCTTCTTCATATTGTAAATCTGGCGCTATTATTTAGATAGTTACCTAACGAACTCCTCTATGGGCTCGGTCAGAGTTGCACGGACTTCGTCAAAAGACTTGCTGAATAACTGGGTATAATAATGTTCATAATTGGAAAGAACCCTTGCAACTGTGTCAGCAATTTCATCATACGGAACGATTATCATAAAGTCACGAAGAGGAACAAGTGAATCGTCCGAAGAAGATTCGGTCACTACGATCATCTTGTTGAAGACACACCGAGTTGTTCGTATCTGTTCATGCACTACAAATTCACCTGAATAATGAATGTTTACAAGAACCTTATGCTGAAAGAGTTCTTTGTCTCGTTCCTTACCATATACTGTTTGGAATACAGTTACATCTGGTATCTTTGCAAGGACAGTTCTCCGCCTATCATTTTCATTGAGACCAACGAAACATACGCCCTTTGTCTTTGGATAGTCGTAGATCTCGTTTGGATTGTATTGATACGGCAGATAGTAGACTGGAACATTGACATTGTAGGTCTTAATGTTCTCAAGACTATAATCGAGCAGTGCAGTATAATAGCAGTTTATCCATGATACTTGGTTTTTCGATGTCAGCTGCTCCATGTTTAACAGGCCAATTGCTCCACGAGTAATGTACGGTGGGACTGTTTTCAAGAAGATATAAATTCCAGGTTGATCTAGTACCTTACGAACACCTATTTCAGATGAAAAAACATGAAGAACAGAATTTGGGATAGAGTAAACTAAAGATTCAATATACTCTACAAAATACTGATAGTAATCTCCTTCAACTAGAAAGTGAATCATTATGAGAGTGACGTGAAGGAAACAAGGTCATTTTCAGCGAACGTTGCTGTTCTCTCGGAACCATCGATCTTATATGTGATCCAAAGTTTCTTCTCAATATCGGGATCCGGATCACCAAAGGTCATATTATTTGCAGTGAAGGTCTTCTTTCCACTCAAAAAAAGGGCCTGCACCACCTTTGTGCGGTTTGCTCCTGAAAGGCCATTTTTTGATCCATACCAAGCGTAAGTAATTTCAAGCATATTGTATTTGGTTTTGATTTTGGTTTATTCAGTCATACGCGTTAATAATCTGCCCAGACCGGCTCATCGCAATAGACAGACTGAGAATCGGACTTCAGCTTCAGCTTTGCAAGAATGGTCTCCCAGTCCTTCACTTGACCTGGTGTCATTCCTCGCGAAAACCGAAGACGCTCCTCGGCGTTCTCAATCTGCTCATCCACCGAGCTCAATCGCATCCGGAAGCGGTAGTTATCGTCGTCAGCAGTTGGGTTACCGCATGCCCACTGTCCAATCTCATGGTCAAAGGCATCGTTGCGGTACAGAGGACATTTGGGATCATCGTCATTATCGCAGGCACGGGTGCCACGGTCGTAGTTCCACTCGCCAGAGCAGACGTGTTCAGTTGGAGACTCGCGCCAAGGAGCTTCGGGTGGCTCAAACACGTGTCCTCGTGCCCTTGCTCGGCGCCGGTGTCCATCAACTAATGAAGGAGGGCATGTGCAATTCTCTGACCACGCGCTCAGACCACAGTCTTCGCCCTCCTCAGCAAATGAGATTGGAGACTCGCATCCGAACCTCTCGGCCCAGCAGTTTGAGCAGTAGCCATTGGCACCGCAATAAATATCATTCCCGCATCCGGGACATTCGCTTGTTTCGTGAGACATCTGCTCTGCAAGACAAGAATCACAAACAGCTTCGTAGGAGTCAACCTCCTTATCGCACTCGACAGTAGAACAGTAGAAAGTATGGGGCATTTTAGAGGGGGGCAATCCACTTACCCTAACGAAACCAGTTCCATTTTCTAGGGCTGAACGAAGACTATGGTGTGGTTACACCCGAGTCTTTGTTGTTGTTTGAGTTGGTTTTTGGTAAAGTATTTACTTACCCACCTTGCCCTTGAGCGCGCGCCACGCGAACGAAGACACAAGTGCAAACACGACGGCGTGCGTCAGGTTCACCGTCAGCGTGGAGCCACCCGGCGGGAGGCGGACGAGGACACCCGGAATAAGGAAATAGAACATCGCGGCGAGGAACAGAAGCTTAACCCACATTTTGTTTACTAACCGGAAAATTTTAAGGCTTGGTTCCAAAAAAATCGTGGAATACATGTTTGAGTTTATCATCCAATGTATCAAGGAACACGAATACTGCATAGACAAAAATCATCTGTCCGCCGAAGGATTCAAGATATCCCTCTAGGCCTTGGCTGACAGGCAATACAGGAATAAACGAATGGACCAAATAGGTTGTCCAGAATGCGATGATGACGATGATAGAGATCTCCATGGATACGTCCATCAACTGATACAGGTTTGACTGCTTCTCCCATGTTTCGTTGAACTCTGGGAATACGCGCCACATACACCAAGACAGTAGACCGCCGAGGAACACATAAAACACTCCAATACAGACAAGATTGATTGTCAAGTTAAACACTTGACCTTTGACCGAGGGAATTGAGTTCAAACCCGTGTTCTTCATTATTTACACGGGAGATTAGAGTATATACTATATGTCTTCTGCCCTCAGGACATGGGGTAAACACCTTGTTCTTGATGCCGGCAAGTGTGCACCAAGGCTGATTCGTGACAAGGGGGTCATTGAGAACTTTGCACGCACTCTGGTCAAGCGCATTGACATGGTTCCGTATGGCGAGCCGCAGGTTGTGATGTTTGGGTCTGGCAACAAGAAGGGTTACACCCTCGTTCAACTGATCGAGACGTCGAACATCACAGCCCATTTTGTTGAAGAGAACAACTCCATGTATTTGGATGTGTTCTCCTGCAAGGATTTTGACCCCGCTGTTGTCCAGGAGGCTGTTGATGAGTTTTTTGATGCTAAGCGGTTCAAGTCTACGGTTCTGCTGCGTCAGGCACCTGTTGAGGTGGTTGAGGATCTTCGTTAATACTCCATCAAACACTTGCCATTTGTAGTGCGTGTTCCATCGGGGCAGTTTGTAGGCTTTCGCTGATTTGACGGCATGTCAAAGTGTTCGGGGATAACACGCTGCAGAATGAAAAACGCAATAATCGCTCCAACAATCCACCATGCCCAATCAGTACGAGAACTCTTCATTGTTTTAGAAGAAGGTTTTCTTCAACCACTTGCGAAGAGTAAAACGACTGCGTGAACGACGCTTCTTCTTTGTCTTTCCACCCTTGAACATACGGGACGATTTGGGAAAGTCGTCGTTATCCATTATGTACTAAAAGCAGAATCTTTCTTGTTTGGACATGTATTGCATCCGGGCTTTGATGCCGGTGGATACCAAACGTACATTAAAAAAATTATAATTGTAAGTAACGCTAGCCAAATCCACATTATTTCCTATTCAGGAAAGAATCCATCTTATTTAACTTTTCCATAGTCTTTTCACAACAGGCCCTGCAAGCAAAGTCTTTTGCCATGAGATATACTCGTTCAAACTCGGGGTATCTGATGTCATTGTCGTAGCAGTTCATACATACTTCTTGCTTGTTTTTGCGTTGTGCGTAGGGACAGGTATCTGATGTTCCATAGTTGCAGCCGGCACAGAAGAGTTCGCTACAGCTTTGGCACGTTTCGCTTTTTTCCCGCGGGAGAAAGTGCTTTATGAGGTGATTCTTACAATTGGGGCACGGCATTTTGAAGGTGATATCTATTTGTCTAACAAAAACAAATCCATTTTATTGACAATGAAGGGTGGAGGCAATTGCAGCTCGAAATCAACTGCGGCTGAATGTAAGGACGAGATAAAGAATACGCAAAACCCGATGATAAAACACCAGACGTCATTTGAAGCTGTAGAGAAGCAGCTGAAACAGAATCACGAGAACCTCCTGAAGCTAAGGGATGAACGCGCGGAAGCAATCAAGGATATGAAGGAAAAAGATGAGAAGTGGAGAAAGGTTGGTCTTGAATACAAGGCTAAAGGGAATCCTACAAAGGCTGAAATGGCAGAATTCAAAAGACTCCACGCGCAATGGAAACATGCGGAAAGCCACGTTGAGCAACTCAATGTTCGTGCCAATCTGATGTTTGCAAACAAGAAACACATGGAAGCAATTTTACATGCACACAAGAACGCAGGAAAACGGAAGCGAAATCGCAAAACAATCCGGAAAGCAAAATGGGGATCCCGTACTACGTTGCGTCACTTTTGAGGACGCACAAGCATATTCAACAGACAGTTGGTAATTCACCGTTGGAAGTAGATGTTCTAGGACTAGACTTCAACTGCTTCATCCACACGTATCTCAAAGCAGAGAATCCTGTGGGGAGCATCGTCATTGCACTTCGTAACTTTCTTCGTGACATTGTTCGTGCGAAGAAAGTGCTAATTGCGTTTGATGGATTGGTACCGTATGCAAAGATTGTTCAGCAGAGGTATCGTCGTATGAAGAAGTCAGAACCAGCTGCCTTCGATAAGAATCAGATTTCACCTGGAACCAAGTTCATGGACGATTTGGAGGAGGCTCTACGCATGGTGTTTCCCGAATGTGAACTCTCAGGAACTCGCGAACGTGGCGAGGGAGAGCACAAGATCTTCACATGGCTTCGTGGAATGCCCGCAGAAGAACGCAAGGATATTGTCATCTACGGACTTGATGCCGACTTGGTTCTAATTTCCGTTGCACAATCAAGTCTCGGTAACATCCGCCTTCTGCGAGAGAGGGAGCTTGAAGGATTCTCTACGTTCTCAATTGAGACACTGAAGTCTGCATTGCCGATAGATCCATACGAATGGGTTCAGATGTGCGTGATGTGCTTTGGTAACGACTTCATGCCAACTATTGCAATGTTCTCTTTGCGAGAAGATGGGTACAATCGGGCACTTCACTACATGAAGTTGCGTGATCTAGACAAGGCTGGCGATGACGAGGAAGCAGTGTTGGTCAAGCGGTCAAAGGGAAAGCATGTCTTCATTGTTTCCAAGGATGCCCTTGCGATAGAGGCCCGTATGGGAATCCATCTCATGGACGGTGTTGTTGATTGGGAAAAGGTGGTCTTTGCATTCTGGAAGACGTTCGAGTGGACGATGCACTATTTCAAGACTTCAGAAGTTCTAGACTGGTGTTGGTACTATCCTTATGCAGAAGCACCGATGATGCGAACTCTTACAGATCTGAAGGTTACCTACACGTTTGAATGGGAATATCCCGAACCACCATTTGGAATTGAAGATCAGATTGCATTCATCATGCCAGGTAAGAATGTATATCCCGATGAAATGTACGAAGAGGGACCTGATTCACGGTATCCGTGGATGAAGGCCTACGCATGGGAAGCCGATCCACTGATCTCTCTGCCCTGGAATCCATCGCAAAAACTAACAACTATACAGGTTATCGCCGGAACCTGAACCTACCTCCAAAAAAACCAGCTCTTGGTAAAGCCCGCTGATCAATTTGAATAGCCGGAATTTCACCAGGTTCCGATGTATTCAATACTTTAGGATGTAAAATCACAGTATCTTCATCAATTGCAATTTCAAACTCATTATCGCGTTTCTGGAAATAGTCCATTTCAATTTTTGTCATTTCAATAATTTTCTTGCTCGCAACCATACCATTCACATCTTGCATTGTTCTCCAAAAACGACGTATATGATCAAGATAGGCTCTCCGATATTCTCGGGCACTTCGTGTCTTCACGTTTGTTCGCAGAGCAGCGAAACATTCCGTAACAGTTGGATAGATGATTTTATTGATCCGACGACTCACTGAATTGTGTACACGAAACGTGAATAACAAGAAGTCTTTGCGAGAGCTGAACATGCTTGGATAGTGCCCGCGATATGCCCTCACAGCCGTTTCAAAATGCTCCCTACAGCTTGGGCAGGTGATCGTTGCTGCAAACAAATCAAGCCATGTTTGCATAAGCTGCTGCTCAACATACGTAGGGTTATCAGGATAACACGATGCTGCCGAATGTAAAGTCATCCATCCAAGGGGTCCCCATATGGACGTCATTACTTTACTTTAGGACAATCATTCCTGCCTCCGTCCCGCTTTCAAGGATCTCCCTGGCAATGTGTGTAGGAGTTTTTTGATTGACAGTCATTTTGTTCCTGCGAAGTGCGTCACGAACCTCGTTGTCTGACATCGAACGGACCTTTGACTTAATTGTCTCACGCCTTCTCCTCATTCCAGACGGTGTCAATATGGTAAGAGTCCCTTTTGCAGATGTACGAAGTGGAGGAGGCTTTGCAGGATCCTTGACTCCAATAATTGGAGCTCCCCCTCCTTTGAGAACACCCTTGGGGTATGTTCGCATTGACCGGCGGCGAGTGCGCCTAGGTGCTGGAACTTCGTGTTCCTTGTCCACTTTCGTAATTTTGAACTGTGGCATACTCTTATAAGAAAATGGACAAATAGTATTTAGGCAGAACGTTCCCCAGTATAGGCACGATGGAGTGGCAAGCAGTCAATGCATATTTCGCAAATGGTGTACGCCGCCTCGTAGATCATCAAGTTGACTCGTTTGAAGATTTCATCCGTAACAAGATCCCCCTGATTATTCAGTCTACGGCTCCAATCACAGTTTGGCATGAGCAAGATGAGAGAATTAAGAAGTACAAGTATGAATTCAGGCTTTCCTTTGAGAACGTTTCCTACATCAAGCCGCGCATTCAGGAAGCAACGGGTCGTGTCAAGCCAATGCTTCCAATGGAGGCCCGCATTCGCAACTTCACATACGCATCGCAGATGTATGCCGACATCAGGTTTATTGCTAGGACCTATAAGGGAGAGAACCTTGATACATACGACGAGGAGTTTCGCGTCTTTGAGGGAATCTCTCTAGGTAAGCTCCCCGTTATGCTCGGTTCTAGCCTTTGTCTCTTGAAGGATTATCCGCTCAGCCTTGCTGAGTACGGTGAATGCGCTCACGATCCTCTCGGATACTTTATTATTCACGGATCAGAGCGGACGATTCTCTGCCAGGAGAAGGTTGCAGACAACCGAATCATGATTTTCCAAAACAAGAAGTCTGCTTCCAAGCACCTCTATTCAGTTGAGATCAAGTCTCTTCATGAGTCATTCACTATGCCACCTAAGAAGCTAGAGATCCGACTCAGTTCGAAGTTCAACGGATTTGGAAATCCACTGACCGCATGCGTACCACGATTCCGAGAGGACATTCCAGTTGTAATCTACTTCCGCGCAATGGGTGTTGCCACAGATCGTGATATTGTCCGACTGATTTGGGGTTCCGAGGACGAGGTTCATGCAGAGATGCTGGCAGCTTCCTTCCGCGATGCAGCAGAGACAGGCGTATTTACCCAGGATGATGCGATTTCATACCTGTCCAACCATCTACAGTATGCGACAAACCAGGAGAACAAGTGTGCATATGTTCGTCAGCTCCTGAATACCGAGTTTCTGCCTCACGTTAAGCTCGCTGGTGAGAACGCTCCCCTGTCAGTGCACAATGCCCGCAAGTGTGTTATCATGGGATCTATGATTCGCCGACTTCTACTGACCTACTGCAAGCAGATTCCGCTAGATGATCGCGATGCTTACCCGAACAAGCGCGTTGTTACGACCGGTGCTCTTCTTACCCATCTCTTCCGCCAGTTGTTTCAGAAGGTCTGTAACGATACTCGCAACGAGTTTGTTCAGGAGGTCAATAATGACAACTGGAAGAAGGGTGAGGCACCAAGGCCAATGGAGATTCTGAATATTAACAATCTCTACAAGATCCTCAAACTTTCCACGATTGAGGGTAAGCTGAAGCAGGCTTTAGCTACTGGAAACTTTACAGTCCAGGGTCTTGGTAGCTCATCCTCTACATCTCTGTCAAATGCTACGAAGGTTGGTGTTTCTCAGGTCTTGGCTCGCATGTCCTATGCATCAACTCTAAGTCATCTGCGTCGTATTCAGACTCCGGTTGAAAAGTCTGGTAAACTACTTGCACCTCGTAAGCTTCACGGAACTTCGTGGGGATTTGTCTGTCCCGTTGAGACTCCGGAGGGCCACTCAGTAGGTATTGTCAAGAATATGAGCCTATTGACTTCAATCTCTCAGCATGTGCCTTCAAATACGGTTCTTCATTTCCTCAAGGATCAGACTGGAATCACGTGGATCGATGTTCCGAAGGTCTATACGGGAACAAGCATCTCTCTGAACGGAGTTGTTGTCGGCTATACAGACGATCCTCATACTCTTGTTACTGATATGCGAGCTGCCCGCCGCACTCAGCGTCTTCATCCGCACATTTCAGTAGCTTGGTTTACTCTCATGAACACGATCATGATTGAGACAGACGGTGGTCGCTGCGTTCGCCCAGTATTCCGTGTTGGAGCTTCTCCTCCAGAGAAGAATGAGTGGAACGAGTGGGTCAAGTCCTGTATTGACTACATTGATGCGTCTGAGACGGAGACTCTGCGAATTGCAATGAACCGAGAGTCTGTGACAGATGCTCATACTCACTACGAGGTTCACCCATCTCTCATTGTTGGACACATGGCATCTACGATTCCTCTGTCCGATCACAATCAGTCTCCTCGTAATACCTATCAATCAGCCATGGGTAAGCAGGCAATGTGTATCTATGCAGGTAACTACGCCAAGCGACTTGATAAGAATGCCTACGTTCTCTGCTCGATCGGCCGACCAATTGTGGAGACACGTGCGATGAACATTCTGAAG